GCTGCGGCAGGGTGTGGCAGCCTTGGGCGCATGGGCCGGCGAAGATTGGGCAAAACAGGAAATCGCGGCAGGTTTTGCATTGCTCGCCGCGCTCAATCTGCCCAACCGCCCCGCAGCGCAAGACCTGCCGGTAGTCGCGGAAATTTGGTATCGGAAACTGATGGAAACCAAGGAAATCGTCTCGCCGGAGTATGACCCGATACGTATTCAGACGGGATTTAAGGTATTGCAGCAGTCGGAAACATGGCCGCAACCCGCCGAACTGCTCCGCAACCTGCCGCCACGGTTGATACCAAGGGCGATGTTGGCAAAGCCCGCGCCGGACAAAGAAAAAGGCCGTCAGGAAATAGCGGCAGTGAAAGATGTTTTAAACAAGAAAGGTCATTGAAATGAAAGAGTATGTTTTTAAAATTGTTTCGGAAAATGGGAAGTGTCGCGTTGAGCTGCCCGAAATCAATCTAAACGGTGAGTATCAAGCTCCCGACCTGATGGCTGCGTTGACAAGGGAATTTTTAAGCAGCGTATGCAGTGATGCCGCCCGAGATACGGAAGGATTTATGAAGGCTGCTGTCACTAATTTAAAAGCATTGCAACTGGCAAGACAGTTGAGAGATGCGGAACGAAAAGTAAATTAAGGAAGGAAAAGAAAATGGCTAAACAACGTATCAAACAGGCCGCAATCGAAGCCGCACAAGATAAAACCGAGGTAACGGCGCATATCCGCACCATCGGCGACCTGAACCGCGAAATCAAACGCTTGGAAACCGAAGCCGGAGATAAAAAAGCGGTCATTGAGCAGGAATACGCCGCGCTTGCCGCGCCACTGAAAGCCGAGTCGGAACGCCTGACCGCCGCCGTCGCCGCCTACTGCGAGGCACACAAAGACGATCTGACGGAAAACGGCAAGACCAAGACGGTGGATTTTGTGACGGGACTCGTCAAATGGCGCATCCGCCCGCCTAGCGTCAAGGTAACAGGCGTTGCTGCCGTCTTGGCTTGGATGTCGGAAAAAACGGCATATCAAAGCTTTATCCGCACCAAGCAGGAAATCGACAAAGACGCCATCTTGAATGAGCGCGAGCAGTTTTCCAATGGTCAAGTGCCGGGTATTAAGATTGTGTCGGGGCTTGAGGATTTTGTGATTGAGCCTACGGAGCAGGAGTTGGCGTAGAAGTGTTTTAAAGTCTTTAACAGGGGATTTAACAACAGTTTTAACAAGCTGTTTAAATCTTCTGTTAAATTTTTACAATAAACCATATATTCCAATATTTCAAAATATTTTTAATATAAAACACAATATATTGTATTTTTAATGTGGAGTAGCAAGTAAATTTAGGCCGTTAGAGTCCGCTAGAATTCGCTTTATTTGAATGAATGTATTAAAATTAAAGCATTGCTAATTTAGTGATTAACAACCAATGTTAGGAGGGAGCCATATGAAAAAAACTTATTCTGAAGGATGGGATGTATAAAAGTGGAAATTGTTATTTTACTCTCTGGGCTAGGCACCTGTATTGCTACAGTTTACCTAGCCCTTTTTGCAAGTAAACAACTTGATGAACAGCGTATTCATCATAAACAGAAATCTACGGTCGAGCTTCTGATTTCAAATAACAATAACCCGTTTTATCGTGAGCAGCGCAAGTTGTTTGTTGATATGCGTCGAAATGGGGAAAATTTTACTTCTCTTGCCTGTAAAATTAACGAATCTGGTGCTCACGAAGGAAAAAATGCCACTATTTTGGCTGTTTTGAATTCAATTGAGTTTATTTGTGTGGGCATCAAAGAAGATATTTTTGATGAGGCTGTTTACAAAAGGATGAGCCGTAGTAGCGTGATTAATGACTGGAATACTTTAAAGCCATATGTAATGGAACTTAGACGCTTAAACGGAAACAATGAAAAGTTATTTTGTGAATTTGAATGGTTGGCGGGGAAATGGATAGAAGAGGATAAATAGGTTTTCGGCAAAAAGGCC